AATTACTACTGCTGTAGAAGCTAGACGCGTTGCTAATATTGCAGGAGCAGTCTCTTCTATTACAACAGGCAACCTTACAGCATCCCGTGCTTTAGTATCTGACGGCTCAGGTAAAGTTGCTGTATCAACAATTACCTCTACAGAACTTGGGCGCTTAGACGGTGTTTCTAGCGCGATTCAAACCCAACTAGACGCTAAACAAGCTACTATCACTGGTGCCGCCACAACAATTGATGATACTAATTTAACAGCTTCTCGTGCGTTAGTATCTGATGGTTCTGGGAAAGTCGCAGTATCAACAATTACCTCTACAGAACTTGGGCGATTAGATGGTGTTTCTAGCGCGATTCAAACCCAACTAGACGCTAAACAGGCTAGTTTAGCAGGAGCTACCTTAGACCTAGGTGCGCTGTAATAATTAGGTTGACTAGTAAATTTTAATATGATATAAGGAATAACATGACACAAAAAGTTTCTGCATATATGGGCGGTCTAGGAATAGATGCTACTAATAAATTAGAAATCCAAGCTAATGCAACTGTTACACTTGGCGGTGCAGCGGGTGGTAATGTTATAGTAGGTGATAACGGTTTTATATCTTTAGGTGCTGGTAAGGACTTAAAGGTTTACCATGACGGTAGCCACAGTTATGTGAGAGACAGCGGAACTGGTAATTTAAGGCTAACCTCAACTAGTTCTATTATATTAGCCAAGCATAACAATGAAAACATGCTTAAAGCCGATACTGATGGCGCAGTTACCTTGTATCACGATAGTGCGGAAAAATTCGCCACCACAGCCACCGGCGTGAGTATCACCGGAACACTTGATCTTGGCGAACTTTGATAAACTAATAAACTTTAAGGAGTAAGATATGGCTACACAGCTACAATTTAGACGCGGAACTACTGCAGAAAATAATTCTTTTACAGGGGCTGCGGGAGAGATTTCCATTGATACTAGTACCAAATCTGGTATCCTAGTCCATGACGGTGCAACTGCTGGTGGTTTTGAGATCATGCCATCAGGAGCTATTATTGCTTTTGGCGGAGCAGCGGCTCCAGATGCAGGCTGGCTATTATGTGACGGATCTAATGTAAGTAGAACTACCTATGCTAGATTATTTGCGGCAATTGCCACTGCTTATGGGGCAGGTAATGGTAGCACTACTTTTGGACTACCAGATTTACGAGATAGAACAACTCTAGGTAAGGGTTCTAATAACTCCACTCTTGGGGCAGAAACAGGATCTGCAGCAGCATCGTCTGTTATACAAACAGCTTCTGCTAATACTGGCACTGCTAATACGGGTACAGGTACAACTGGAACTGCTAATACGGGTACAAGTAATACAGGTACAGGTACAACTGGCGGTGGTAATACAGGTACGGGTACAACTGCTGCTGGTAATACAGGTACAGGTACGACTGGTACTGGTAATACTGGGTCTGAAGGTGGCGGAGACTTAACTGTTGGTACTAGAAACTTTGCAATTTCTGCAAAAGATTCATCCACTGCTGCAGGAGTTAACTCAGTTAACCAAGCAGCACATACACACTCAGTTCCAGGTCTTTCAATTCCAGCACTGAGCGTGGCAGGTCTTGCAGTTCCAGCATTGAGCGTGCCAGGTCTTAGCATTCCCGCACTTACTGTTCCCGCACTTACTGTACCGGGGCTAAGTATTCCAGCATTGACAGTACCTGCATTGAGCATTCCTGCTTTAAGTGCGACCTTGCCAACTAGTGTAGTAAACTTTATAATTAAGACATAATAACTAATCAAAGAGGGAAAAATGAAAAGTTATACTGTACAATACAAATACCCATATAATTGGAGATGGAAAACACTTTCTGAAATTAAAGAAGACGGAATGAATGATGGAGCTAACTCAAGATATTTTATTTCACTAGACAATACTAGGATAGAAATATCAGTAACAGCTGAGTTCAGATTCTCTCCTGATCGAGATACCTTTATTCAACTTTTGCGGGCAAAAGAACAAGCAAAACTTAAGGGCGCAGCGATTCCAGGAATAGCACACCCAAGTTTAGGAGGGTGATATGCAGAAACCTCATATAGTTGAAAATGCTTTATCTAAAGATGCCCTAGATTTTCTTACTAAATTTTGTGAAGATAATCCAAACGCTTTTAGGAACGAAGGTAGCCAGGCAATTGGACAATTTATAGACAAAACTATTTCTTATAAAGTTTTACATTCGTCAATGCCCGAACCTTTTGGTAAACTTGAAAGAACAATGGCACATTGCAGGTTTATTGCACAAAAAACAATTTTAGATAATTGGAACTCCTATGTATATCCTGATAATACAGAACTTACGTATTGGGANCCAGGTGATAGTATGNCCTTACACGCTGATAATACTTGGCATGACGGTCTTGAAGATCATATAAAAGAATTAGAACATCCAACNGATTATCGTACTCATTCAGCGTTATTCTATTTAAACGATAATTACGATGGAGGAGAGATATACTTTCCTGAATTTGATTTAGAGATCAAACCAAAGGCAGGATCATTATTAACTTTCCCTTCAGGAAATGATCACCGTCATGGAGTTAACGAAGTTTTAAAAAGAAAAAGATTTACAATAGCTATTTGGTATACAAATCAAATTAACTATCTGGAGTAAAAATGGCCGAGACTACACGCGAGTTAGATCAGATTCAAAACGATATCGAAACTCTTCACGAAAGATCCCAAAACAATAGAGCAAATATATCAGCTCATGAAGCTGTGTGCGAAGAACGTCATGGCCAAATTTTAGCAATGATGGGTTCTATGCGTGCAGAGATAGGCTCTATGCACGTTAAAGTTAATGAAGTGACAGAACTAGCTAGTCAAGGTAGAACCTCTCTTAAAACTTTAATGTGGGTTGGAGGTGTGACAGCTGGTTTAATTACAGTTGTATCAGTATTATTGAATATCTTACCAAAATGAGCGATAAAGAATTCTTTCGTCTTAATGTAGACAAACTTTTAACTAAACTTCCTAATCCTGTTACTTTTAATGAGTCTCAACAGGCTATGATTAAAGGTCTAAATGAAAATAGATTTTTTGTCCACATTGCAGCACGAAGAACAGGTAAATCATATGCAGCTGCTATATTAGCTTTTGCAAAGCTCCTAGAGCCTGGTCAACAGGTTATGGTCGTAGCTCCTAACTTTTCTCTTTCTTCTATTATTTGGGACTATGTAACTGATCTTATTAAACAACTTGAGATCGAAGTTGATAAATTCAATCAAAAAGATAAAGTAGTAAGACTAATTAATGGGTCAGTTTTTAGACTGTTATCTGCTAATAATCGTGATTCTCTTGTTGGACGAGCTGCTAACCTATTAATAGTTGATGAAGCAGCTATTATCCCTAATGAAGAGTATTTTACTCGTGATCTTCGTCCAGCTCTTTCTACTTTTAAAGATTCTCGTTGTTTATGGATTTCTACTCCACGTGGTAAAGGCAACTATTTATACAATTATTATCTAAGAGGACAAGACCAAGAATACCCTGATTGGGGTGGTGACTTATTTACTTGGAGGTCTAATCCTTTACTATCTGAGAACGATATTAAAGAAGCTAAAAAAGCAATATCAAGAGCACTATTTGCACAAGAATATGAGTGTGAATGGACTACTACAGAGGCACAGATTTATGAATCTATTGATGAAGATAAACATATTGGAGAGTTTATAGGAGAACGTTTCTCAGAAGTTATCGCAGGACTAGATGTTGGTTATCGTGATGAGAATGTGTTTGTAGTGATTGGGTATGATGGACAATCTTACTATATAATAGATGAGTATATATCAAAAGAGTCAACTACGTCTGAGCTTGCTTCTGTAATTTCAGAGAAGGTTGATGAGTGGAATATAGATGCAATATATATTGATTCAGCAGCTCAACAAGTAAAAGCTGATTTTGCTTATGATTATGATATTTATTGTGAGAATGCAGTTAAGTCAGTAAATGACGGTATTAGTTACGTTCAAGTATTACTAGAACAAGATAATTTATATTTTGATACGTTAGGTGCGTCTCATACTTTTTCAGCTATGAGTTCTTACAGATGGAACCCTAACACTGAAACACCTAAACCAATTCATGACTGGTCCTCCCACCCTTGTGATGCAGTAAGATATGCAATCTATACACATTCTAAGATGAGTAATATTTCAATCTATGCCTGATATAAGAATTATGGTTCTAAACTACAAAAGACCGGAGAATGTTCATAAAATAATCAAGGCATATAGAGATCAGTACCCTATTACAGTAATTAATAATAATCCTACAGAACCTTTTCCTTATATAGGACAACCTGTTGATGTTATAAATAATAATAAGAACTACTATTGTATGGAACGGTGGATTCGTTGTTTTGATTATCCTGAAGATTATAAGCTTATTTTAGATGATGACATGTTAATAGATCCTCATACTATTCTTAGGATGCGTAAGAAAAGACAAAATATAGTTGGAATTTATGGTAAGACCAATGTTTCCAAGGCCTCTTGTTACGAAGATCTTAAAGACAACTGGTGCATTGACGCTGAAAATGACTTCCTTGTAGGATCTGCAATTTTAGTTAGACAAGAAGGTTTAAATAAGATACAATCAGAATTAGAAAAAATAGGATATCCTAGACGTGGGGATGATATTATAGTTAGTTATCTTTTAAAGAAGCATCTTAAATGTCCTATGAAAACCGTTTCGGCAAAAGTCTTAAACTTACCAGAAGGTAATGTAGGGTTAAATAAAGATCCCTCTCATTTTTCGATGAGATGGAAGGTAGTCGAAAAATTTAAAAATTTAACTTGGTAGCTGAGTGAAAATATCGTAATATGAGTGAGTTAAAAAGATTCCCGATAAAATATATAAGGGATTTTATTAAAAAAGATTATAAGTTACGTGATAAGTGTTTCGTTTGTGATAGCACTGAATTCTTAGAGCTTCATCATTTGTTTAGCGTAAGCGAGCTTTTCAAAAGGTGGCGCGAGACGAACAAGATAAATGATATAACTAGTGTAGATATGATTAAAGACTTACGACCAAAATTTGCTGAAGACTGTAAAGATGCGTTGAGTCATGAAAATTTATTTACCTTATGTTCTAAACATCATAAACAGCTTCACTCTCTTTATGGTCAAACTTATTCAAATCATCTAGCTCCAAAGATTAAAAACTGGCTAGAGATACAAAAGGCAAAAAATGGCAGATTATGAAGAATTACAAGGAGTAAGGAAGTGGGTAGCTGATAGGTTAAAACTTAATCCTGCTCAGGCTTCAATCGCTTCTTTAGAGCCCTACGCATCCCCTGAAACAATTGTTGACTTTGAACAAGCCTATAGAGAGATTGAAGTAGTTCATCGTTCTGTAGAAATGATTATTAATGCTTGTATAGAAATTCCTATGATTGTTGAAGGTAGCTCTCCAGCTAAAAAAGTTAATAAGATACTTAACATTAAACCTAACCCTTTTGAAGATAGAGTTAGACTATTTAGACGTGCATTTTTAGACTTTGTTTTAGATGGTAATGCATTTTTCTATTATGATGGTGCAGATTTATATGTTTTACCTGCTAATGATGTAGAAGTTGTTCCCGATGAGCGTACGTTTGTATCTCACTATAATTACTTAGTATCAAATCAGCAGTCTTCTGACTTCTTTGGTTTTGGTGGAGGAAAGCAATCAAGAAAAGCAGAAGCTATTCAGTTTGCTCCACATGAGATTATTCACATAATGGCAGAAAATGATCAATCTATTTTCCGTGGAACATCTAAGCTTAAGCCTTTAATTAAGCTGATGGAACTTTATCACTACATGATTAAATTCCAACGTCAATTCTTTAAAAACAATGCCGTCCCCGGTTTTGTTCTTACAACCGATTCTATCTTGTCACAGCGAGTAAAGCAAAGGTTATTGGAATCTTGGCGTAATACTTATACTACTATTTTTGATGGAGCACGTAATCCTGCTATTTTAGATGGAGGATTAAAGATTGATGAGTTCTCTACTAAGTCTTTTGATCAATTAGACTTTGAAAATTCTATTGAACGTATTCAACAAGATATGGCTAAAGCATTGGGAGTACCTTACGTGCTTCTTAAGTCAGGTAATAATGCTAATATTGATGCTAATCAAAAATTATTTTACCTACATACGATATTACCTATGTTATCACAGTTTGCTTCTGCCTTCATGCATTTCTTTAATAATGGTGTTACCATTCGTCCAGATCGTATGAAGGTTCCAGCCTTACAACCAGATAACAGAACACAGGCAATTTATTACTCTACTCTGGTAAATACAGGAATTATAACCCCAAATGAAGCACGTGAGGGATTAAGATTTCCAAAACTTGAAAATAATGATACCATAAGAGTACCACAAAACATTACAGGTAGTGCCACAGACCCTACCCAAGGTGGACGCCCTTTAGAAGGGGAAACACTGAATGAGAATGAGGAAGAATCAAATGAATAAAACATTTTATCTCAATAGTTCTTTCGAGACTAAAGCCTTAAGCAAAAAAACAAAATCTATTAAGATTGCAGGCTATGCTAATACAACTACAAAAGATCGTTCAAATGACGTAGTTACAGCAGAAGCTTGGGCAAAAGGCATTGATAACTATAGAAAAAATCCTGTTCTTCTCTACCAACACAAACATGACTGCCCAATTGGTCGTGTAGAAAACATTAGAGTAGATCGTAAAGGAATTCATGTAGAAGCAGCTGTATCTGAAGCCGCTGAAAAGAATCACGGAGTACAAACTCTTATTAAAGATGGTGCTTTGAAAAGCTTTTCTGTTGGTTTTCGTGTAAAAGACGGTAAGTATAATCAGCAAGACGATTCAATGCTTATCACAGATGTCGAATTACTTGAAATCTCTGTAGTTTCCGTTCCTTGTAATCAAGAATCACTATTTTCAATCCGTAAATCGTTTGAAAATAATTCAGATTATGAAGAATTTAAGAAGTCTCTTAAAGAAGCTAATGAAGAAGAAATTAAGATGATGCGTAAAATTAAAGCAGGAGTCACCGACGTGAGCAGTGGTCATTACCACACAGTGGAAATGGATGAAAATGGCAATGGTGTAACAACCTACGCATCTCATATGTCAAACCATGCTCATAAAATTATGGCAGGTGTCGTGTTAGAGGCCGAAGGTCATTCACACGAGATTACCATGATGGGTGTTCCAATTCATGATATGGAGGAGGGCGATGTTGTTAACGAACGTCCTATGTCTCCATCCGAGGAGGAAGCAATGGATAACTCAAAATCTGAAGAAGTTGCGGAAACCAAAGCTGAGATCTCAGTTGAAGAGACCGTAACGGAAGTAGAAGCTGAAGTGAAAACTGAAGCTGAAGAAATTGAAGTTAAAGCCGATTCTGAGGAAGTAGAACATAACGATATTCAAAAGGATGATGAAGAAGATGACGAAATTGAGATTCGTGATCCAGATGCATCTATTCCTTTCGTTAATATGCTTTCCGCAGAAGTAGACACAACAAAACTTCAACACGGTGATTTAGTACATTACAACGAAAAGATGTTTAAAGTAACTAAGATTGCTACAGGCCAAAGCCCAATCTATAAATTTTTAGAGGTTGACGCTAAAGGCAATGACTGTGATAATGTTCTTAATGTGAACGCAGAAGAACTTTCACAAGTCGAAAAAATCGAAACTAAAAAAGTAAGTGAGGACGAAGGATCTATCGATCAGTCAAAAGAGCTTCACACACATTCTACAAAGGAGAAAGAAATGGCTGAACAAGTCGTCGATACACCAATCGTTCTCAATACAGGCGCATCTGAAAAGAAGGCTGTTGAAGAGATCCAAAAAGAAGCTACTCCGGTAGCACGCGTATCAGAACCACAAGTTGCCGCGCTAGTAGAAAAAACTGGTGAAGCATTCGTGGCTGAATCTGAAGCACAAGATCAGCAGATGCTGGTAAAAGGTGATGCCCCAACAGCATACACACCTCGTGAAACTGAGCAAGTTGCAGAACTTAAGGCTCAGATGAACAAATACCAAGATGAGATTGCAGCTCTGCAACGCTCAAAAATGGCATACCAGGAAAATACTCGCTCACAAGCACAGTATTCTGAAAAAGATATGGCAAATGCTGTATTGGTTGCTAAACTACTTAACAAGCGTGACGTTTTTGATACAAAAATGGGTGAGCGCATGAAAGCAGTTACATCTGTAGATCAGTTCTTGAGCAACTTCTCAAACAACATCTATACAGAAATGGAACAGCAGTTAGTAGTTGCTCCGTTATTTAACCGTATTGCAGTGGACGCAAAAACTTTCCGCGTACCAGTAGCAGACGAAGATACAGACGGTGATGTAGCACAGTTTGCTTCTGGCACTTTTGCCACAGGCATTGCTGATGCAACACGTGTAGCGACCACAAATCAAAACACAATCGCATCTGTAGACTTTACACCACATAAGTTCATGGCTACAACACACCTAGCCAAGGACGAAGAGGAAGATACAGTTCTTCCACTTCTAGACTTCCTACGTGCAGCAGCGACTCGTCGTCTTGCTCGTGCGATTGATAAGTCAATCCTTCGCGGTACAGGCGCTCTTAGCGGCTTTACAGCATCACCAACAAATGCTATCACAGCAGGTACTGGTTATGCTTCTGTTATCGAAGGTATCACAAACCTAACTGACGATGTAGGCGCAGGTCTTACAGTTGATACAGGTTCAGCAAACGATAAAGCTGATCCATCTGATATCGCTTCTGCTCGTACAAAGCTTGGTAAGTACGGACTTCAGCTTGGTGCAGATCTTGTTTATCTGACATCAATCGAAGGTTACAATAACCTTGTAACAACATCTGACTTCCAGACAGTTGACAAGTTTGGTCCAAACGCAACATACCTCACAGGTTCTGTTGGCGCCGTTTACGGTATCCCAATTGCAATCACTGAGTTCTTGGATAACGTTGGTCAGACAGGTAACGACATCGGTGCATTGGTCTATAAGCCAGGCTTTATGATTGCCGAACGTCGTGGTATTGAGATTGAGTCTGAATACGAACCACGTCAGCAGGTCACAGCTATGTACATGTCAACACGTATTGACTTTAAAGCTCTGACAACAAATAGCAGCAACGCTTTGGATGCAACTAAGTATTCATACGCTGTATCAGTTGAAGCTGGTTAATTTTAACTAGTAACATCTTTAACTACTACAGGGGGAGGCGGTCAACGCCTCCCTTTATATTATAAGGAGAACCCCATGGAAATTATTATTCCTGATGAAATTAAGACCCGCGAAGAAGCAACTAAGTATTTGCATAAACGTGGATATGATCTTGCTCTTACCGAAGAAATGGTAAATGCTTGGGAAGCAAATAAAGTCGAAGAAACTACTGAATGGGTAGAAGAAGAAGACTGGGACGACGAAGAAGAAGATGAATATGAACTTGAAGAAGAAGACTTAGACGAAGAAGAAGAAGA